GGCAGTATGGACACCTGAATTTGCACAAGATTTGAATGCATACCACTCTATCGATGCAGAAGCTGAATTGACATCAATGTTGTCTGAATACATTTCACAAGAAATTGATTTGGAAATTCTTGATATGTTGATTAAGAATGCACAAACAACAGAAAGATGGTCTGCTCGTATCGGTCGCACATATGATGCCGCTACAAGTGCATTTGGTGATTATTCATCTGCTCAGGCACAAGCTGCTGCGTTTAACCAACAAACTTGGTTCCAAACACTTGGCACAAAGATTCAAAAAGTATCAAACTCAATTCATCAGAAAACACTTCGTGGTGGTGCAAACTTCCTCGTATGTTCTCCACAAGTTGCTACAATACTCGAATCAATGCCTGGCTATGCAGTTGATGGTGAAGGTATGAAATTCGCAATGGGTGTTCAAAAAGTTGGTCAATTAAATGGCCGTATCACAGTCTATAAGAATCCTTATATGCTCGAGAATCAAATTCTCGTAGGTTTCCGTGGATCACAATTCCTCGAAACTGGTGCTGTGTATGCTCCATACATTCCACTTGTAATGACACCATTAGTATACGACCCACAGAACTTCACACCAAGAAAAGGCGTGATGACTCGTTATGCGAAGAAGATTGTTCGTCCAGAGTTCTATGGTCTTATCCAAATTGATTCTCTCGGTGACATCTAAACCATTTTGGGTTAGTCGAAATAAAGGAGTGAGATTTTCTCACTCCTTTTTTGTTTTTTTATATTGACATATATTTATTTGTGAGTGTTCAAACATATCACTCTTTTTTACAAATTTGTATTTTTAAGATTATTAGGAAAATTTATGAAACAGACTAACAAAAAAAGAAGACTGTTTGAAGACGATGAAATTCTTGGGACAACTGATGTTTTAGGATTGAGTAAAGTTCCAAAAGATGCGGCAAAAGCAGCAATTGGAGGTGGAACAAAAGATGGTGATACGAAAGATGATGTTGCTGCTGGAAAAAAAGTATCTGTTCCTGCAAGTGCTTTGAAAGCTGCACAAACAGAAATTATACCTGAAAAGGCATTAGGAATGGCAATCGGTATGATTAACAAAGTTGGTCCATTTAGTGGTGGTCCTGGTGGAGATTTGGAATCTATAATTTCTGCTGATAACTATATTATGGACGGCCATCATAGATGGGCTGCAACATATTTATGTGATCCAGGTGCAAGTATTACTGCAACACAGATAGAACTTCCTGGAAAGGCACTTGTAAGTGCATTGAATGTTGTAACCGTTGGTAAATTTGGTCGTGGTGGAAATCCTGGTAAGGGAAATATTGCAGATTTCAAAGGCGGTGTTTTTGAAAAATTGATTGATGAGTGGAAAGAAAAAGGATATACAGATGATAAAGGAAACAAAACCGCGCCAGAAGATGTAACAAAGGCAATGGAAACATTAGGTGGTGGTGATTTTGAAAAGGGTAAGCAATCAGTTATGGCCAATGCGGATAAACTACCAAAAGAAATAATGCCTGGTGCTCCTGCTCGTATTGAAATGCCTGTAATAAATGGCAAAGAAGTAGATGATGTTGCTAAGGCAATAGCTGCCGGTGAAATTGATTTGAAAGCACCATATAGTCCTGATGTTAAAGACAAAATGGAATCATACTATCGTATGCGTCGTGGTCAAAAACCATTAAGAGAATCTGTTGTTAAGAAACTTAAAGAGTACAACAAATTGAATCAAAAAAGATTGCAAGAATCTTATGGTAAGAAAGTTAAAAAACAAAGACTACAAGAAAAACTTTCAAATTTATTGAGACCACTTGTAGAAGAAAGTTTGAAAAGAATAATAAAAAATAAATTGAAGTAAATTTATCTCAATGTTAAGAAATTAAACCTCATGTATTTTACATGGGGTTTTTATTTTTACTTGATATTTATTGTAAATTGACTTTATATCAAACAGTCGGAAATTAACTATGAAATACAAAAACACAAATTCATTAAAAACAATAATAAACGAAGTAATGTCAGAAAAAAATATTCTGAATAGACTAGATTCTGTTACTGATAATGTATTATCCATAGATGAAACTACTATCGATTCATTAATCCATTCAAGAGTTTTTACATTGAATGAACAAAGAGCAATGAAAATTTTGTTCACTAAAACAAAAACAAAATCATTAAATGAAAATGTGATAAATGAATTGGATAATAATATCAGATTCATTACAAAGGCAAGTGAAATGGAAATTAGACTAAAAGAAGGATTCTTTGGTGATATTTGGGATGGATTGAAAGGATTAGGTGAAAAGGCAAAAGATGCAATAACAGGCGGTTGGAGTAAATTAAAAGCAATTTGGGTAGAGTTCAAAGAATTGGTACAAGAAGTAATAAACTCTGCAAAAAATGGATTATTGAAACTATGTAATATGACAAAAACTGCTTCAATTGCTGATGCACAGAATATGGTAAAAGATTTGGCTTCAAAAGGAAAATTGAAAATTGATGATGATTTCAAAAAAGAATTGTTACAATTAAAAGAATCTTCAATATGGTGGACAACCGAATGGTATCAAAAATGGATAGTAAAACCATTTTGGGAAAAAGATGTTTTAAGTGGTAAAGGTAATGTGGATGAAGAACCAAAGATTGATTCAAAAGAAGCAGAAAAAGGTTTAGAAACAATACCGGCATTGGAGGGTTTAATAAAAAAGAAAAATTCACTATTGTCTAATTACAATATTGTTAGTGAATTATTGAAAAGAAATAGAAAGAGAAATTCATTGAAAGAAGCTCATGCAGTTGAACATTTGGATGATGCAATAAAAAATCCAGCATTAAGAAAAGTAGTTCATTATGCAGTAGAACTCATACAATGGGCATTCATACCATTCGCAAAACTTGGTCAGATTATAGGAAAATGGGTAGGACCAAAATTATTATCTTCATTTTCAAACACAACAAAAATATTTGGAGGTCCTGGAATTTATACATTTGAATTACTTGGGACTATATTTGGGGAACTTTTAGAGATAGTAGTAAAAAAGATGGCTACAAAGTATGCAACAGGAATGATAAAAGACATAATGTTTCCAGGATTTGGACTTTCAGAGAATGTAGTTGATGCGATACACAATGCCCTTTTACTTTGGACTATTGCAAATATACTCATAAATTTAGTAGATAGTGCAGAGAAAGAAGGTGGTTCAACACAAGAGTCATACAAATCATCTGGTAAATTCAAAATACAAGACGGTAATCTTCTATATTTGAAGTAAAGATACCAAAAATAATTTTTAATAAAGGGTGACAAACGTTACCCTTTTTTATTTTATACTTGCTATTTATTACAAATGGAAAATCAAATTCAATATATTGACATCATATCACTTGTTGTATCCAGTATGGCAACACTACTTGGTGTTTTCTTATCCTGGTTTCTAAAGTATAAATACGGTGAATATAAACAAAGAAGAATTGACCGAGAGATTTCTCATTCTAAACTAATCCAAACCATATTAGACCAACTGTTAGAAGAATATAAATGCCAGCGTGCATTTATTCTTCAAAGACACAACGGTGGTAAATACAAAACAGGCAAATCTATGACCAAACTCTCAACATCATTCGAGTCTCTCGAAGAAGGTGTTAGCACGGAGTTTAAACAATATCAAAACTTACCGATGTCACTTTATTCCAACTTTGTAGAAGATGTAATAAATCATAAGGCGGTATATCCTGTTGTAGATAATATAGAGGACTTAATAACTAAAGCATTTTTTTCACAGAGAGGGTCTAAATCAGCGGTAGTATATCCGATAAAAAAAGGTTCGGAATTTATTGCCATTGTAGGTTTTGAATGGACCCATAAGCCAGAGAAATTAGATAATATATTTTCTAAGATTGAGGCAGACGTAAAATCTATGGGAGACACCCTTTCTAAATTATTATAGGAGCCATTATGAGTTCTGAACATAACGAGGAAACAGATAATAGAGAACATTTGTTGAGTGAAGAAGAAAGTTCAAGTCTAAATACATCAGGAATAAAAAAAGGAAGAAAAACCATAAAAAATAAAATACAGTTTCAATTAACATTGAACGAAGAACAAAAAAGAATAAAGGCAGATGCTCTTCGTGATGACATTTCGGTTTTTGTTGGTAAAGCTGGTTCTGGAAAAACTCTATTGGCAACACAAATTGCTTTGGAATGTTTTTTCTATCGTGAAGTTGAAAAAATAATAATTACGAGACCAACTGTGTCTAACGAAGATTTGGGATTTCTTCCGGGTAATATAAAAGAGAAAATGGATCCTTGGTTGTCTCCTATACAGGCGAATATGTTTCAACTGTATCATAAAGAAAAAATTGAAAAGTTAATGGTGGAAGATAAAATAGAAATTGCTCCTATTTCATTTCTTCGTGGTAGAACATTTGTAAATGCTTGTGTTATTGTTGATGAAGCACAGAATGTAACAAAGGCACAGATGGAAATGATATTATCCCGTCTCGGTATCAATTCAAAGATGATGCTTACAGGTGATATATCACAAATAGACTTAAAACAGAAAAAAGATTCTGGTCTTCCATATTTATTTAATATGAAAGATAAAATACAAGGATTGGGGGTTTATGAATTAAAAACAAATCACCGCCATCCTATCGTTGATGATATATTAAAGTATTTTGAAGAAACTAAAAACGAGAAATAAATGGTAGAAATTCCAATTTGGCCGGGTTCAAGTAGCTTTACAACAGGAAGCACACCGTTTGGAACATTCGATAATGATGCTGATTTTCAAAGAGATGCCGATTCATTTGCAGATTGGTGTGCAAAACGGTTAGGTTATCCCATCGTTGATGTAGAATTACAGTCAGTTAATTTTTATACTTGCATCGAAGAGGCAGTATATGAATATTCGTATAATGTAAATCAATTTAATATACAACAAAATATGCTAAATATAATTGGTTCACCAACTGATTCAAATTTAACACAAAAAAATATTTCAACTGGATTGGGACCTTTGATACAACTTGCAACCGAATACGGCAGCGAAACTTTTACAAACGGTAATATTAAGTTTCATTCTGCATCTATTGATATACAAACAGGTAGACAAAAATATGATTTAAATGTATTGATTCGAGATGTGAAGGCACCAACAGGTTCAATAGAGATAAAAAGAGTTCATCACTATTCACCACCTGCATCCATGAGATTCTATGATCCTTATTTAGGTAATCAGGCAATGTTAGATACATTTGGTTTTGGTGCATATTCAACCGGCGTATCTTTTATGTTGATGCCTATGTATGCGGATTTACTAAGGGTTCAGGCAATTGAATTTAATGATATGATGCGAAAATCTGCATTTACATTTGAATTGATAAATAATGAACTTCGTATATTTCCTGTCCCAACGCGCGATTTTAAATTATGGATAGAATATATTGTAAAAGAAGAAAGAAGCAATCCATTAAAATATCCAGATGGACAAGTTTCTGACATATCAAACGCACCTTATGATTATATGGTTTATTCTCAAATAAATTCTCCAGGAAAAACATGGATATATTCATTTGGACTTGCACTTGCAAAAGAAATGCTCGGTTATATTCGTGGGAAATATGGAAGTATACCTATACCGAATGGTGAAACATCTCTGAATGCCGCTGATTTATTATCGGCAGCATCTGCAGAAAAACAAATGTTAATTGATCAATTACGAACAACACTTGATAATATGACACGAAGTAAATTATTAGAAGCAAAAAGAAGTGAAATAGAATCTTTGGCTGCTAGTCTTAATGGAACACCTTTAGCAATTTACATAGGATAATATCATGCCATTATTTCACGGACAAAGGGATGCCGGACTTGTTCATAGATTCAATATGGAATTGATTAACGATATAATAGATACCGAAGTCGCTGTCTATAAACTGTCTATTGAAAACACTAAAACAAACATATACAATGAATCTGATAAAAAAGTATATCATAGTCCTATAAAAATACCTGCATTGATAGACTACCAACCACAAACATATGAAGGAACGGAATTTGGACAAGATTATCAACAAACTGCTAACTTTGCATTTATTAGAGAATACTTAAAAGATGTTGATGTTTTTGTTGAGGTTGGTGATGTGATAGAATACAATGGAGATTATTGGGAAATAGATTCTATTCAAGAAAATCAATTTTTTGGTGGTAAAAATCCTGATTATTCATTTGCAACAGAAAGATGGGGACACAATGTTTCTATTGTTGCAAATACACACCTGACAAGACGTTCAAGAATTAACATCGAAGAATTTAGGTCTAATATAGAATTAAATGTAAATGATATACCGAGTAACATATAATGAATAACTCTAGCAAATATAGAAAACCACCACTTCGTAGAACTCGTGATAGTTTTATTGATGATAGAAATTCTGTACAAAACCCCAGAATAGATTTGGGTGATTCTAGACATACACAAATTAGACGAGATAATGATAGAACGAGAACACTTGGTATAACATTGTATGATATAGATTTTGCAATAAAATCTTTTATTGATAATACTATTCAGTTAAAAGTTGAAGACTCGAATGATTTAATACAAGTACCAACAATTTATGCAAATTCTGAAAAATGGGCATCGATACAAAAAGATGGATTCTTAAAGGATAAAAAAGGAAAAACAATGGTTCCACTTTTATCTTTTCGTAGATCTAATGTTGCAATTAAATCTGAAATGCGTAGAAATAAAGTTGCAACAACAAATCAAATTGCATACATAATGAAACAGAAATATAATACAACAAATCCGTATGATAAATTTAGTTTGTTGAATGATAAAAGAAAATCCAATGAATATTTTTTAACTCCAATTCCTGATTATGTTGATATTACTTATGATTTTATAGGTTGGTGTGAGTATCAAAACCAATTAAATTACATAATAGAGCAGTTCATATATTTTGGTGGAAAATCTTTTGGTGATAGAAATTCATTTAAGTTTTCAACTAACATAGATGGTGCAACTATTGAAGATAGTAACACAACCGGGCAGGATAGGTTAGTTAGAACATCTTTTCAATTACTTGTTCATGGTTATTTGATTCCAAAAGATGTTGCTAGGGAAGTTACAACTAAACGAATTGTTACTGAAAATAAAATAGTATTCACATCGGAGGCATTTAGAAGTATAAATGATATACAAACAGAAGCCGATAAAATAAATTCATACCATAATCCAAAAGAAACGAATAAAAATGAATATGATAAAGTTGATCCAACAAAACCAGACAAATTGCCAGTTGGTAAAGATGAAGATAATTATACTCCGATAAATAACGATGGAAAAGATGTTTTAGAATATTATGAATCATTGACAAAAGATAGAATAGATGCCGTAGTTAAAAAATCTGCCGGTGTATACACGAATGAAATAGACAAACAATAATAATATTTAACACATTTTAGATATTATTTTTCATATTTATATTAGTTATTTAATCAAATTAATTTAAGAGGTTTTATATGTCAGAAGTTACAGATAATCAGACATCAAATCAAAACACAGAAAAAGATTTTTTACAAGAAGACATTCAACTTGTAAAAAAATTACAAAACGGTTATGCAAGAACAACTGCACAAATTGGACAGGTTGAAATAGAATTACACCTTTTAACGAAAAGATTGGAAAGTATGAAAGAATATAGAACAAAGCTTTTTGAAGATTACAGTAAGTTGCAGGTGGAAGAAAAAGAACTCGTTGAGAGTTTGAATGAAAAATACGGCGATGGTGTTTTGGATTTAGATTCTGGTAAATTTATTCCATCAAATTCATAGTTTGATGTTTTTTGATTATATTTATATTTGAATTTAATTCTTTAATTTTTCGGAGATAATAGTGGCTACTGAAAGAATTGTAAGTCCTGGAGTGTTTACGATTGAGAAAGACTTATCCTTTTTACCACAAGGTATAGGTGCAATCGGTGCAGCTCTTATAGGACCAACATTAAAAGGACCTGCGTTTGTCCCTACCGTTGTAAACGGATTTGGTGACTTTACAACAAAATTTGGTGGTACATATGAACAATCATATTTACCCTATACAGTAAAAAATTACCTAAATAATGCGCCAAGTGCAACCATAGTTCGTGTATTGGGATCAGGAGGGTATTCATTAGAACATCCGCTTGCAATAGTTGCAACGGGATCATGGGGTAAGTCTTTGATTACAATGTTACACCCAACATTTGTAGTTTCAAACGATGATGATGCAGATTCATTGTTTGCACAATCAACCATTTCTGCAAATGCAAGTGGTAGTTTTGTATTAACGGTGTCTGGTGGATTTCTCACAGATGATACATCATACACAAATGCCATCAGTCAAAAGG